CACGTAGGGATTATTCTTTCTTTCCCCATCGACAAGGACCTGATCGGGAAAGATCACATTCACTTTTGGACTAGATCCCATGCCATTCTCCCACCGAATCGAGCACGCAAGCCGCCGCGAGATCCACGCCGCTGCAAGTGCTCAGATCGCAGCCCTTGAGGCTGAGATACAAAAACAAAAACGACAGCTCACCGCCCAGCGTGACCTGCTCCAGAGCCGTCAGGACGTGATCCACGCTCTCAGCGGCAGCCTCACCAGAACCCACGACAGAGGCGTTACCCTGAGAGCCGTCAAGGTCAGCCTCAGACAGCTCAGAGACCACGTTGCCGGTGCTGTGCTCGATACCATGGAAGCGGCCACCCTGACAGCTCGCTGGGGTCGCTCCTGGGCCCAGGAGATCGCACCGGTTATTAACAGATAAGCGGCAGAATCGCGGGGGGTTTTTTAACCTCTCGCGCGTAAAAAAAAAAAATTTGAGGCAATCAAATGATCAACAATCTGTTTAATCTCTCTTTCATTCTTGCGCTAATCTCGATTCCGGTTAGTGCTGTGGGCTTTACTATTTCAAGTCACGACACAACAAAGCTCGAACACTTAGGCGCTATGTGTGACGCCTACAGTGCCGAACATTGCGCTGAGTTAGCAAGACTCACCGATGGCCAAAACTAACAACTAACGGAGCTAATCTTGTGACAATAGCAACAGTTGATCGCCTGAATGTTCCCGGTGTCAATGCACCCTTCAGTAGGATTCGTTCACACGTGCTAGCTGATCGCGAATCTTTCGCTCTCAAAGTATCACTAGATGATCCTAAGACGTGGATGAATTGTATCTTTGAAAACTCTAGATTCGCTACGTTTATGTGGCACAAAGACGATGATTCCAAGGTCTCGCTGATAGCTAAGGGTTTGAACATGGGGAAGTTCCGTAAACAGAAAGCCGCAAACATTCATGCTTTCATTGATAAGGTCAACGCCTATATTGCTCAAAATTCTTGACAACAATTGCCCGTCAATTTGGCGGGCATTCTTTATACTTAAGCTTATTGCAAATGATTCTCAACATCAACTGAATAGTACATTTGTACTATAGGCAGAAATGCTTATGGTATTTTTTGTATTACCACCCACCCTCCCAGCCACTATCACGTCACGAGTTCCAAGTCAACCCCCTGTAACAAACTGTAACATTACGAATTGTGATGATTTGCAGTGTTAAGATTTGCAACGTTAAGATTTATATATATACATATTGAAGAATATGTATATATATAAATATATATAAATATATATTATTATATATTATTATATATTATTGTTATATATATACATATTGAAGAATATGTATATATATAACAAGCTCGCACCCCGTCCCCTGATGGTGTATGCTTAAGGGGCGGAAGCGAAAACAACCGCAGCACACCTACCGGACTCGATCCCATGATCCTCGACGAATTCATCAAACAACACGAAGAGCTGACCAGACTGGTCTATGCCAGCCAAGATGTAGCCAGAAGATTTGAAGCGTTCTGGCTCAACGACTGCACGGAAGAAATGTGGGAAGAATTGTCCACTGGCCCCCAGAAGGAGCTGTGGCTGGCCTTGAAGGCTCTTTATGACCTCTGACACCTAAACTGACCCTAAGGCCCCTTCCAGGGGCTTCTAGGGGCCTCTCAGAAGCAATCGGCAGGAAAAATAAAAATAAAAATAAAAATAATTAAATTTCACACCTAAGAAAATGTTCAAACCCGCAACCGACAGGCAACGCGCTTATCTCACTTGGTCTCTTAACGATATCAACGAGCACGGCCTGCAAGGCAACCACCGAAACCAAGCCATGGCCTTGTATCACTGGGCAGCGCCGCGCTCCGGTAGCAGCCATCAGGCCAGATACTTTGACAAATACGGAGCCGAGGCAATGTTTAAGAGAATTAACAAGGTGCGTCGCTGGCTTGGCCTTGAGCTGATATAATTTGATCAAGGGGCAGGCAACTGCCCCGCTCACCACTACCGGACACGATCCCATGACCATTTCACGCGCTGCGGTTAACTGCCGCAATATCGTCAGCCTCAAAGCAAACGTAGTAGAAGGTCTTCTAATCAGAATTCTTTCTCCCTATCAGGGTAAGAAGGTGTGGAAAACTAGCGGCTACGGCGGCTTAATCGCTAAGCTTCAGAAAGAAATTGAAGCTTACGAGAATAACCACAATATCTCTCACCCTTGGAGACTAATCATAAGATCTGAGGTTAGCTGGATTACAGCGGAGCTAAGCTATTTTGTGCAAGAAGTAGGATACACTAAAGAGACGCTATATCTCGGCAAGCGTGATGATAACGGCACGCTTATAGAGTTAGGTGAATGCCGGAAACGTCCACAATTTACCTATGAGAATGTGATCGCAATCGAGCAAAAAGCCTACGAACTAGAAAAGCAGGCGCGAGAGATGCGGAGCAGTATTGCTTGCTTTAGAAAGTATTGATTACTAACTGGGGCCAATCTGGCCCCTATTCTTTACCCTTACGCATAATCTAAGGGGTTCTCAATCAGAGCCCCTTATTTTGTGCCTAAGATATAGCTAACTGTTTTAGACTAAATAACATTTAAGGAGACAATTTGCCTCAATTGTTGAGTAGTACATCTGTACTATTTGATAATGAGAATCGTTATCAATAAGGGTAGTACACTTGTACTACTGGACTATTGAGAATGAGGGTCATTTATTTTCCCTCCCACCTCCCAGATCACTATCACGAAACGCGCACCAAGACCTTTTTTTGTCACATATTGCAACATAAGCAGTGCTGATCAGGGTTTTCAGCGGTGATTTGTGTTACAAATGTTACGAATTTATGTTAAGTTTTGTCAGGATTTACTGACTTTTCCCCACATTTCAATTTCTTAACAAACCTTGACACTATAACTGCAAGCAACTTCCCAGTTAAACCAAACACAAAACAACCGATCAATAACAACTAATATCAGAGAGATAATGCGATACGAATTCGTATCAAGAATAGGTAATGATCTGAAAACGTATCTAAAACAAAACTGCAACAGTCTTTGATTTAGTTTTTATATATGTTTTAATAAAGTCTTATTATATGTCTTATACATATAGTATAATTTCAGAAATGGGATTTACGATTGCGATTTTGGGATTTTGGATTGCAGAAATGGGATTTACAATTGCAGAAATGGGATTCTACGATTGCGATTCTGGGATTATGAATTGCGATTTTGGGATTACGATTGCGATTTTGGGATTGGGTTGTGACGATTATATAACTGGAAAAAAGAAAAAAAAAGAAAAAAAAGAATAAAAAAAATTATTTCAGGATGCGTTCAATACGAGCCATCAGGGCTTTCTCTTTTTTGCTTAGAGGGAATTCCTGATCAATTGATAACAGCAAGAAATAAATTGTCAAGTAATCTTCGCGGGAAAAGGTGACCATGATCAACCAACAAATAACTTCGGTTTAATGTTACCGTATCCTGATTTGATGGATTTAATTTCAAAGGTCGTATCAAGATCAATTGCTTCTTGGTTTAGCTTGTCATAATAACAATCAAAGATATCAACCATTTTATATGCCCGTACAGCATCCAGGTGCAGTTCCTGATTGCGATAATATTCGATCAAATGGACATCAGTTGGTAGGTCTTTATTAAGTTCAATGATTTCTTCTTCTGTGACGTTTTCCATGATTACATGGACATCGGACTTCGTCATGATGGATAAATAGAGTTGTACAATTTGGAAGCCTGATAAATGTGGCCTTTTTTAGCCAACTTCAAGCATTCATAAAATAAATATCTTCGTTGTTCTTTGTTGTACCAAGGTTCCTCAAGGTATTTTACTTTCATTTTAATTGAGGAACCAGGACTTAAAGTTAATTAGAATAGCATTAACTTTAGTGTAGTCTTCCTGTATGTTATTGTTTGCTGACAATTGTTAGAGTTTTAATAGTTTATTAAGCTCTTCAACTTTAGCTGATCGGCCTTCACAATCGCTGTAAAGTTGATGGAATGCAGCAATAAATAATTCTGTTGTATAGACGGCAGCCATGTAGATTTTCTCTTTTGGAATATCTTCTTTCAACAAAGGATTGCAATATCCCTGGAGTAAAGCTGATACGAAGTCTGCTACAAGCGCTGAGCGATCTTCTTCGTTGAACTGGTCAGCGTGTTGCCAGGCGATGTTGTGGTAATCGTTTGGATGTACCTTGCCGAGATCTTCAAAGAAGTCTGATTGAAAAGCCATGGTGATTTAAGTTCAAGATGTCATTTTTTGTAGTGCGATGAATATGACAATTAACAAGATGCCTGTAAGGCTTGAGCCTATGAGAGGCATGTATGCAGTCAGGAAATCATGCACTTTGAATTGATCTGCTATTCAATTAGGAGATTACCGAACCCCTAAAGCGAGCACGAAGCAGTCAGTAAAGACCACCAGGAACAGGAATGGAATCGACAAGCTCAAGTTAGAAACCTTTGTGAGATGTTCTTACTTAGTTTAGAAAGACTAATTAGCTTGACAGGCTCAGTAACAATACTGTTACCCACCTTTAGCAAAGGTAAAGAATAAAATTACCGACAAAAACATCCCTGGGGAAAGTAGCAAGATCAGCAAACCCAGATCACTTAAGTTCATCGGATACCAGATTGAAGTTCTGACCTTCGGGGTCAATCTGACTAGCTAAGGATCGCGCAAAGGCCCCTCTACGGGGCTTGAAGACGGCTTTAGCCTTCTTGGGGTACTGCTCTATCAAGTAGACCTTTTCCCCTTCTTCTGAGAGGTAATACATGGCACCTCTAGGGCTTACCAATATCTCACGATTCTCTTTCTCGGCTTGATGGATAAGTCGAGTCTTTTGGTTCTTGGTCGGCATTTGTTGAAAGAAATTCCTTAGAAGGAAATGCGAACAGAGGGACTTGAACCCTCACGCCATGAAGGCAACAGATTTTAAGTCTGGTGTGTCTACCGATTCCACCATGTTCGCTTAGTGCCCCTTGTCAGGATCGAACTGACCTTTCTTCTGTTATGAGCAGAGTGCTTTCACCAGAGAGCTAAAGGGGCGGGAAGCTCATGATACCTTTGTGTCTTCCCAGATTTCTGGACAGATTAAGTCCCAGTCAAGAGTAGCTGGTAACCCAAGTGCTTCCAGATCTTCTCTGGGTGCATAGAACTTTGTTTTTGCTTCTGTTATGTAATAGAAGCAATTTGGGTCCTGATCTGCCCACCAATTAGCCAGTTTCCTGGCATACAAATGGTTTTGAGTTTCTGCCATCATTTCAATCCTTTTTCGGCCTGTTTTGTTTGATCGACGTGAGACAATCCAAGTTCTACCTTTAACCATTCTTTTTGTAATCTCCACACCAGGCTTCAGAGGAAGTACGTGGCCAAAGAACGTTTGGCACCATGTTGGAAGGTGCAGGTGCATGTTTCCTGCATTCACCAAAAGTGATACCTTTTTTCTTGGGATTCAGGTTGAGCCAATAGCTGCAGTCTTGGCACTTCATTTGAGTTCAAAAGTGTAGGTTTTGCCGTCAGCTACGATCTTGGAGACCGTAGAACAATAAAAGGAACGAACCTGTTCCTTTGCTGGTTTGCCCTTCTCTCCCCTCTTGTTCTGTTGAACAACTTTGATGAGATCAGGGTTTCTGTTTGGGTTTTGTTGAATCCCTTCAGAGGGAACAACTTTTGCAGGTTGAAACTGCATCAGTCGCTCTTCTCCTGTTGTAACTTTGTGGAAAGTTACTGAAACCAGTTGAAACTTTTGATCTTCGATGATTGATCGAATCTTTTTCCAAACATTAGCGTTTGGATTGCGTGGTACAGTCATGGGATGAACCTCCTGAATTAGATTTTAGCTCACCTGGCCAGTTGTGCAAGCCAGAAGTTAGCCCATTTTTTGCATTGAGCCAGTGTGCCTTGGGTTGAAAGTCCGTTAAGAGTTGCCTGGTAAGCGCGAGTGTGGTTTTGATTGATGGCTCCATCACCATCAAGCGTGGCAATGGAACCAACAATTTCATGACCAATCTTCAGAGCCCAAAGCCCTGTTTCAAGTTTGGTGATTGTGTAAGAAGCGTTCATAGGATCAGGTCCTGAGGTTTAAGAGGGGGGAGGATGGGGCTCCCCCTTGGTCATACTATAACACTGATCAGAGCGGATAGCGCATTGGATCGTTAAGATTTTGTTGCTGATACCTTGATGCCTCATGCATCTCAATCAAGGTCACAGGGTCGTAATCCGGCTCTGGCTCAGGGCCATAGTTTTCATACCACTCATCCTGTTCAGCATCAGTTGCTAAACGAGTGAGAGTAAATCCCTTCCACTCCCAAAGAACGATCTCAGATGGCTCATCAGGAGCAACATTAAAGGAAAAGTAATAACACTTGCCGTAAGGAAGACCAATCCAAGCGGCTTTTTTACCAAAAGAAAGATAGACAAACCTGTCAAGGTTCATTTTTAGTTTGGCAAAGAAAAGATCTTCTTGAAGTGCGAGAAGTTTGTAGCTCATTGGAAATACTCCGGGTACTGGTCTGGATTGTCTAGGATTTCGTCGATGCCTTCCAAGCTGTAGAGAATGCTTTCGACAGCCTCCTGTAGGCTGGATGGATCCCAGGGACCGTAATTGTCCTCTAGGAAATCTTTGACTCTTGCGTAGTTTTCAGCAAGCTCAAAGTCTTCTTCTTTGATGCACATGGGGGTCATGCCCGTTGACTCCTATATTATGGCCCCAAAGCGGGGCCAATGCAATAGGTGATAAGTAAATATTATGCAAGCAGTGAAACGATATAATCTTTGCTTACACGTCGGCCCTGGACATAGAAAAGAACCCTAGGCCCATAAGACCTGTCTGCTTTTATGATTTGAGAAATCCTAGCTTCGACAACTACATCCGTACATGAATTGTACGGAAAGAAGATTGAGCCGATTGATTCCAGCCTTTCGCCCTTATTGGGCTGACATTTCAGGCAAAACTTATCAACTTCGTTGAGTACATCAGTCCAGCTCCTAATAGTAGTGGGATGATAGTCCTCAATCCTTTTTGTTTTCCTGGTCGCTAGCATCGTCATGGCGTTCGCCTTGCGTCTGTGCCTCCTGATCATAGCATTCTGAATAGGAGGTCTGATGCTTCTTGAATTTCTTAAGAGCTTTTAATGCTTCTTTATGCGTTAAAGCCTCTTGAGCTTTAATAAGCCACTTTGCCATTTTTAACTGGTAGTGCCTAGCGTTTTTCATGTCAAGTACGGTGCTGGATGATTTAATTGTGTATCAATAAACTTTTCCATCTCGCGTTCTTTTTGAGCTTCCGTTTTCTTTTTACTAATGACACCATGTTCCCAAGGGCAGATATACAAGTTAGAGCCTGGGAAATTCATAAGCCATGAAAGTTCGTGATGTTCTTTTCGGTGACAATTGGAGCAAAGTAAGACGCATTTTTGAGCTTCTTTTTTCGCTTCCTCATACTTGCTAGTAAATTGCAGCATTCGACCAATACCACCTTCTTTGGTTGATGAATCTTTGTGGTGAAAATCCAAAAGGAGTGGATTATCTTCTCCGCATCGTAAACACCTGCCTCCTAGTTGTTGGACCAAAGAGAATTTTAAAGTACTTCTTTTAGCGTATTGTTTAGACTTGTCCCTAGCGTCAGAAGCCCTTTTCTTCTCTGGGTCCTTATGAGACATCAAACTAAAGCATCTAGTTCAGTATAACAAATTACTTCTTGATATAAGACGGCTTGTTATAGCAGGTTCTCACGAATTTTACACATTGAATCGCATGGATCAGTTCCATCTGGTAGCGATCAATATAAGAAGGTGGAGCCTTCACATTACATAGTTTTTGAACCAGGAGACCTAGTTGAGTAGTCCATGGCTGGTTTTCATCAATCATCTTTTACTAACGATTGACATAGTTTGCCTCAGTATAAAAAAAAAGACCCCTTGCGGGGCCTTGTAAAATAAGATCAACGAGATGCAATGTGCTTGCTGCCTCGATACATCAACTGATAATTACCAGTTGGATTACGGGCTTCAACTTTGCTGTAATCAATTCCCCTATAGGCTTTAGCCATCAGGAACTGAGCATCAGATAAGCGATTCCGCTTAACTTGACTGTCTCGAATGACATTCAAGAAGTTCATGGTTTTGCTCCACGGTTGAACAGTGCCCACGCCCCCGTTGCTTGGCATGGAACGAACTGCAATGACGAATAAACGTCATCCAACGCTTATCGTTATATTACCGCTACGAAGCCAGTGAAGCAAGCTCCGACTCAATAAGCTTAATTTCTTCTTCAGCTTTTGCTTTGCGTCTTTCCAAAGCTTTGATGTGGATTGCATCCCTGCGCTTAATAAGTTTTTCGTGTTCAGAGTCTGAGACAACAAAGACTGGAGACCAAGTTGAGTGATTCATGAACAAATCAAAAGTGTTCAGATAAGAAGGGAAACCCAGCATGTTAAATAACTTAACTATTTTAAGTTACCAACAAATTGCTTGAGAAGTCTTGGTACGACTTGGGTTTCCCGTATCATGCTAGGTCGGGTAACCCTAATGTCAAGCGACTGGCTCTAAGAAAACCAGAACATTAGGATCGCGATCAATGACTACCTTCCTGGATTCTTGCCAGCAAGGCACATGCTTCTCAACAGGAGCTTTTGATCCGATATTGCAAGGGGAATGCTTGTCTTCCTTGGCGAAGAACATCCTGACACCTTCGGGAATTAACTCATAAACCCCTGCCGCATCAAGTAATCCATTCAAACGCTCCATCGTGCAATTGAATGGACGGCCCTGGTCATCGAACCGGGCACCCGCGTTAATGGTTAAAGACGTTTCGGCTAATTCAAAGATAGGTTGACCGAAATCAATGATTTGAAAGACCTTTGTACCGTCGTCTTTCCATTCAACATGTACAGAGACATCTTTTTCATAGCAGTCAGGAACATCTCCATTTGCAAGATATTCCTTAAGCATTTTAAGGCTGAACATATTAGATTGGCGGTTACTCCGTCCAAACTTTTTATTTAGTTGGTTTTTCATGGTTTAACACCTGGTAATTGGGTATCCCCAGTACGAGCATAGCACAAGGAACTGCTAGCGCAAATCCTTGTCCTGGACTGGGTTCTTATCGGGATACATCGCCTGCACTGTCTCCTTGTAGCCAGGAGGCGACAGGTCTGGCCTCCTAAGGAAAATAGCATCCCAGTTGATGCCGCGCAAAAACTTGTCACTCTCGGATTGTTTGCTCATGGTAGTTCGGGAGGTGCCTTGCTCGATGGGCCTTTGAAATACCACCACATCTTTTCTTCAGTGCTCAGTCGATAGTTGTAAATAATCAAAACCTGCTCCCAGGAGTTGCCCCACAGATCAGATCCATAAACCGAATAAGCATGACACCTTGATGCCGCCAGGTCTGGAACAAACCTTTTACCAACACGGTTCCAAGAGGGTTGTTTTCCTTTCCAGTTTAATGAGCAAGACGGCCACGGCAACTCGTTTCTATCAAACAGAATGCAAACAGGACCTTTGATGACATAGTTGAAAGAGCCTCCAGGGGAAGTGATGATGCTTCCTGTTTCCTTCACATTTTCAGGTAGGTACTGCTAAAGGATAGGTCGTCATAATGTCGGATGCATTACACCTTAATAGATCCGCAATGTACTGGTCTCCCTCAGTGTCGTATCTACCGAAATCAACACTCAGGAAGTAAGTGATGTAATCCCTGGAGTCATTGTCGTGAGTAAGCACTGGAGACAGAGGTGTCAGCAGGTCACTTAAGGAGAAAAACAATTCCATCATCTTAGGGCACATGGCAACCTTAACCGCCACGGTCAGTGTCATTGGTGACATCAGTTCTCTCAGATGTCGATGTTCTTGGCCTCCATAAGTTTAAAATCTGAAGCTGAGTAAGTCGTGCCGTCATACAAAACAGTCACGTCCTCTAAAGCATCTTCAAAAGCTTTCGTGTACTCGATAACTTCTTCAATGCGATCGAAGTCGAGCTGAGTTACCTTCTGCTCTTCAAAGAGAAAATCAGAAGCAAAGTCATCCTTGAATGTAAAGCGGGCTAGAATAGTCACCTTGTATCTGCCGTTACTTAAGTGTATAAATTATTTGGCTTGTTCTGCAGCCATTTTCACCTTTTCTTGTTCGGTTTTAGTGGGTTTAATTGTCTTTTCAGATTCTGTCTGTGACTCTGGTGGCGCTACTTTCTGAAATTCTTCAGCCCTTGTAAGATCTTGCTTAAGCTCTTTTTCTGCATCAGCCATCATCTGGTCCTGGGTCTCATTATGACCTTCCTTGATCCTGTCGATCTCTTCTTCAATGATCAAATCAGGATCGAGAACACCACCACGCTGCAGTTCGTCTAGTACGGTTTGGCGAGACATTAGCTCGTTGTTGTACAAGTTGACCAGTTGAGCTATTTCGCTCGCCTCTAAGGGGCGATTCATCAATGAGTCATTGATAGCAAGTCCAGACTCATCTGTAATTTGATCTTGCTCGCCGGCAAACCATGCCCAGACTCGCATAACAACATTAAACATTGCGATCTTATTACGAACCAGTGCCGAGACACTCGATGCTATCTGACTAGCTTTCAGGCTTGCTTCAGTTGCAGTCGCAACATTTGCACCATATAAGAAATTAAGACTAGATCGATCCATCAATTCTTCGACGTGCTGGATCTCAGCCTGGTGGCGCTGAAGACTTTGCCCAGAAGGCTCTGCAAATTTAAATTCACCACCTTCTGAACTTAGGTCAACCGCCGTATTCGGACCCATGACTAGCGGAAGTGGATTGCCATCCACACCCAATGGCGCACCTTTTCGTACAGGTACTGGCATTGCACACTTATGTAACAACTCAGCCAAATCAGAGCGCATCTGGAAATGCTGAATACTGAGATCGGCCAATCCTGCCATCGGCAAATCTCCTTGAGCGAATCGCGATGTTGTTGCTCCATACCAAATCAGAGGAACGATGGGCAAAGAAACAGAGATCTCTTCGATCTTTTGATTAGTCCAACGCCTAGCATCAGACCTAACCACCTTATATGTCTCAACTTTTCCAGGGGTCAAAACGTAATAAATTGGCTCAATCTTGCTGCCAAAGGCTCCTTCTGGATCGGGCATACTCCTGAGCTGACGAACGGTAACCTGTTCAACAGTCTCAACACCTCTGTCATAACTTACATTCCAGTTAATGACATCGCTTCTGTTGACACAAATCAAATAAGGATGCCTGCCATCAGCCATCTGGTCAAAAAAGTTCTCGACACCATTATCAGGCATGATGTCGATCATCACAAATGAACCGCCATCCCGTAAAGTTAATTCGTCTACTTGTGTCATGAATGACTGCATACTAGATCCCTGAAGATCTACATTATCATCATTTTCAATCATGCTCGAAGGAGCATCCATGACCTGGAATCGGCTCAGTAGACCTGCATAAGCCCTGATGCTATCTCTAAAAATAGGGGCATAAGTTGATCGCTCTAATCTTGCCTGATAAGCAGGTGCTGGCTCTGCAGGCTCTCTATGTAAATACTTGCTTTTAGCTGAACCTAGTCCATCCGTGTTTAAAAGATGCCAGCAATCTTTTGCTTGCTCTAATTGCGGAAGAATCTTGACCAGTTCTGGACGATGATAAGAAACCAGGGATGGATCGTTGATCGGATGACTGATTCCAGTAGACATGGCAATCGCTGCGATAATGGCGTTCGCCGCCAAGACAATTTAAAAAGGCAGCTTCACGCTCTACCCTTCTAAATAGGATGCCAGTTGGCATTCTAGTTGAACTAACGGAAAATATGTAAATGTTAAGCACAAAATACAGGTTGAAATTGGAGTATATATGCAAATTAATTACCGAAAGTCAGGAAGTCCAACTAGCGGACATGATATGGGCAGAAAAACTAAGCAAAGCAAACACTAGCGCAAGAAACATGCTTGAATCAGCAAGGAGGAAAGCCTTAAAAAAGAACAACCCCCTAGTTGATAGGGGGTTAGACGAATTTCTATGTGACATGGGACTAGGAGACCCAGACCCAAGCAATCATGTTAGAGGGTTTGATTCTGTTGATGAAATTGCATCATGGTTTAAACAGGAAAGAAGTGATGATTGGAGACAACGTGATTAACCTTTGGATTCTTCAACTGTTTGGGCATTGTGATACCTACCTGTAAGGTGGTAAGGTCTCATCGGAATCTCATCTAATTTGCAGAAACGCAATTGCCCAATTCGCATCCCAGCTCGTAACGGTAACTCTTTAAAGCGCCGCAGATTGGACAGCTCAAGGGTAACTCTTCCATGAAATCCTGCATCAATGTATCCAGCCAAGGCATGTTCATAGCCTTCTCGACCACGGGATGACTTAAGCTGAAAGATGCACTCAAAATTAGAGGGTATCCGTAAGAATTCCGTTGTGTGAGCCAAAACGAAGGATCCTGGAGGCATCCAGAAAGTTGTGCCTTTGATAGAAAAGTCCGTAAAACCACCATTGTCAGTCTCTACTTTGATCTGATCTCCAAGAGTTACATCTATTGATGCAGGGTTTAGATAATCGGGGTCATAGGGTTCCACCAAGCCTGACGAGCGACACAATTCACGGATTTGCCAATCAACAATTGTTGCCATTACTTTCCCTCCCTTTCTTTGCGCAGTTTTAGATAATTGTTCCAAGCCCTGGTTAGGTTTTCGTAATCGAAATGGCTTGCGCCTTTCCGATGGTTTTCGCTTTTGCGAGTGTAAAGAGAATAAAGGTCATCGTAAATCTCGAAGGCCCTTTGGACTTCAGGATCTTCGTGGCGTTGTTCAATCCTTTTCGTCACAGTTTACCCTCCCGCTCTGCTGCGTCAGCTTTGGCAATGCAGGCTTCGTTGGTGCAACCAGCGACAGATTCAATAGTCCAATCAGAAGAATCGTATTGCTCAAGGATTTCCAATAAGGTTTCATCGCTTACCCTTTTTTTCTGTTGATTCTTTTTCATTTTCTCGTATTGATCTTTAGTGATAGGTTCAAAAGGCAGGCGAGGGAAGGTTTCGTTGGAGTCAAACCTCGCAAGTAAGGCTGCAGAGATGTAGCCTCCATACTTTTCAATGTTTTGATGAATCAATTCTGCTAAAATAGGGATCTCATTTTGGCGAATTTCAATGGTGGCTGAAGTGTTGTGGTCTGTGTAACTATTTTGCACCTGCATATAAAGACCCCATTGAGACTCCACAGGTAACTGATTGAGATCAAATTCATCACATCCAGGAATGTTAGCCCAACTCACTTCTGTCGGAATTTCAACCAACACTTCTTGAACACGGGGATCTAAGACATCATCCAGCAAGTTACCATTCTCATCCTTTGCGGATTGAGCAGGGATAATGTTATATCCATAGTCAAAAAGAGATGCAACAAGAGGATCCTTGATACCAAGAGTGATCCTGCGAATGAAGCGTTGCGATTTAGGTGGGTGCCAACCAGACGAGGCTCCAGTCAGCAAGCTCTTGGTTCCCGCCGGTTGTACTGTTGTGATTCGATTAGGGATTCGAACATTGTGTTTTGAACAGTAGTGTCGAACTCCCAAATGTGCGTGCCGACGCCAACGATGCAGGAAGTTCCTTTCCATCGCTTCAAATGCATCTCTTGCGCGGCCATTTTTTCGACCGCCCATCATCCACTCTAGCCAAGGTTGGCCGCCAGCATGTACGAAGAAATCAAACAAACCAGTAAAAGAGACACCAACGATTGGATCAATCTCCCTGGAATACTGGTATCTTTCTTGTGCGAATTTGTGTTGCAGCAAAGCTGCAACCTGTAGTCCTGCAGCATAGAATGCATCCGCTTGCGCTTCATAATCTCCAGGGTCAAGGGTATTCAGGTGGACTTCAGATAAATTGCAATGGAAATCGCGACCAATAATTTCCCCACAGGGATTAAGACCATAGCGATCCATCCTGTGGCTTAACTCTTTGTCGCCAAGAGGCTTATCAACACTTAGCGATAAAGAATACAAAAAGGACTTAGCTTTATCTCGGCCACTGGTTACATAAGTATCAATAAATTGCTTCTTAAGTCCTGCGGTATTTAGGATGTCCACATTTGCCCTTGCTACAGCTTCCGGCACGTACTGAATAGCACCCTCACCACTATTAAACTGCATAGCCACTGCATCTTCAATCTCCTGATAAGAAGGTTTGGTATGGAAGCAGCGAGTATGATTTGCCATGACCAAAGCTTCCCTCTTTGGATCAATACTCCAGTTGCCGTTTTCGTCCTGCTTATACAGTCCCAGTTTTGAAGTTGCTGCTTCTTCATCATCCTGACCGAACTGACGCATCCCGGCAGAGCGTCGGATGTTACCAGCAACGACTGCAGTAGCTGCCTCATCAATCAGCAAGCAAGCCTCAACGCTTGTAAGCTGCCTGCCTACAGCACCATTCAGGAGTGCAGCAACCTTGCTGAACATTGATTGCAGCTTGATTGGATTGGCTGTCCCTCCGAAGCCTTTCAGAGGCTCTCCAGACGGCCTGACATTAGAGAGATCGATCTTAAGATTGATTGAACTATTCTCTGAAAAATCGTTTGACGTAGCCAATTCTATTAATGTCACATAAGCACTAACCCATCCTGCACGACTGTCGCCAACGACTAAAGTTACGTCACCGTTTTCTGAAAAACGGGTAACAGTAAGATCAGAGCCTCCTTTTTCTCCGATCGGAATAAACTCTTTAATATCAATATAATTAAGGATGGGCGGAAGTTTGCTGATTGATTCCTGTTCCAGGACCGCACCAGTTCCAGAACCTTGCATTGCAAGGTCAACAAGATTTCCGAAGGATTCGATATCAACAATGTGCGTCGATGTGCAGTTATAATACCCGCTAAAGTTTTCTTGCTTCTTGCTCCATTCAGTGCCAGCTACCCAGAAGGCACGACCAGAAGGAAAGGAATGCTGCTCAAGTGCTTGCTCTCGAATCAGAGCGTATTCGTCTTGATCTAGCTGTCCAATTTCCGCAATATCGTCAACCGTACGAAGCATGGCTTCTTCAAAATTCTCGCGTGTTCCATCTTCTTTACGGCGACTGTATGTACGCAAAAACACAGTTTCTGCGGCAGGGGCTGAGTCGCGAAATTCGTTCATTGACTGGGTTCGGGTAGATAGAGGCTACCTATTGAGCCTAATAAAAAAGACCCGTTTCACGCACTTCGGAAATATAGTGCAAAGATAAATCTCAATGGGTAACTCTCCAGTTGACAAAAGCAAAGACTTCATTAGATCTGGAATGACCCTGATCACTGACGTAGCATCTGATAAATATCTCAAGCCAAAAAAGAAGGAGCCTAAGAAGACTCCCTCCTGAACTACTTCTTGCCTTGACCTCGATAAGCTTTAGAACCCTTGAAGGAGCCTCTTTTACGTTTACCGTTGCCGATTGATGTCCGTTTAGGCAGGTCTCCAAGCTTGTGCCCATCACGAGCATAAGAAGATCCTTTTTGAGGCAAAGGAGAAAATGCCATAACTTAGTCGCGTTCCCAGATGTTTCTAAAAGTGAAAGGCGGAGGTTCTGGCCAGCCCGCTTCCTTAGACATTTTAATCAATTCGCGATGAATTTTACGCGCTTGACACTTCATACGCCAGTTAATCCAGTAAATTTGAATCTTAAGACTCACTACTGTTAGGACCCTAATAGTTACGTCTGCATCAATTAATAGGCAAATCGTCAGCACGACGCAAAGCGAATAGAATCCAATCATGGTTTTACCTTAAGAATCAAGATAGACGCGAACAATTTCGCAGCTATCAGGAAGAACTTCGCGGGCCTGAAGAGTTGCTTTGACTGTTGTAGGTGCCGAAACATACACTTCTCTTTTTATACCGTTGCCATCAAGGTAGATCACGGTATAAGTTGATGTGTTACTCATCTGGTAAAGATTCACAGAACCTACGTAATTCCATAAAGCCTCCTACTGAATTGCCGTCTATTTCAATATAGGGAACTGTTGGCCAATTCTCACTCTTGCCATCAACTTCTGAGTACGAAATATCAAAATTCTTTAGAAGTTTTTTAGCTTTCTCGCACCAAGGGCAGTTGTCAAGAGTGTTGATGGTTGCTTTCATGTTTGATCAGTTGGCGTAGTTCAGAAATTGGTCTCAAGTCTGACTGAGGAATCGCATAGTTCAACCTTCCCGGACTGTAAGACTTTCTGTATTTTTGCTGTTTAGCATCTCTAGCTAAAATCCAACCATGAATAATAAGTTTACCTAATTGATCTGTGACTAGCACAAGTCTTTTTTCGTCTTCCTCATCAAGGAAGCACAGCAGGTCATAGGAATGGTTTGATCTTGTCTTGACATCAATAGAGAAGGGCAAGTCGCAAGAGCCTTTAACAGGATTCAGCTCTATGAAAAGTTTCTCCTTTAACCTTAAATAAGACGCAACCGCAATTTCTCCGCGAGCACCCATTAAATGCGCTTGTAAAGCCTTTTC